TGCCCCTATTTCTTGAGCTATTTGAGTGTAATTGCCAACATTTTCTTTATCGGTATATATGGTCTGTTCCCCTGCAGTGGTCACTAAGACAATTGGCTCTTTTTTATATTCCTCGTAGTCTACTTCATTGAGCACCTTTTGTTCATTGCTTAAAGGATCGTATATTTTGAAGTAAGGACTTTTAACACGAGTATAGCGTTCAAATAGCTCTAATTCTCTTTCGTCATAAATAGTAGCACCAGTCTGTCTACGTTTAGTGGTTACATCTTGATCGTGCAACCCATAGCGAGATTCCGTTACGGTATTTAAGTGGCTGGTCTCAGCCGTTTCTCTAATTTCCTGTTCAAACTCTGGATAGCTTTCTATTAATTGGGTTTGAGATACAATCTTGCCAATAATAATGTGGGCTGCATCTCTGCAAAACGGATCTTTAGAACTAGGGTCTATAAAGACCTCTAAAGGATCAATAGCTTTTAACTTTACCTCACCTGATCCAAAATCAGCATCAGGGTCAATGTAAGTCATCATAACACCCATTCCCTTTACATAATAATCATCTATCGCCTGCTTTAACTCTACATTGCCATTAGACTGATCCCATATATACGCCATAATATCTGAAAACATTTTACCGACTTTAGCATCGCTGTTCTCACGTGCTGTCGATTGAAATTTGGGATTGTTGGCAGTTAATAATGCTTTGGCTTGTTCTACTGCACTGTGAACTACATTGACTACCAGAGGTTCTTGAGCACGTCTACGTAAAGCTTTAACTTGGTCTTCTGTCCATTGTTTTCCATTTCTAAACTCGTTATCTTCTACCGCTTGTGTCATCCAGTTCTGACGAGCAGATGAATAATCCGTTAAGAGATCATGAGTTAGCTGGGTAGCTTCTGTTTTAGTAGTATCGTGCAATATATGATTTGGAAAATTGGCTTTCCAATTACATATTAAACGTTTACTTTAAATAAAAGTTCCTAAGTTATGCTATTTTCCAACTTATATCATCTATATTATTACGATAAGATTTCTTTTGTTCTTTAACTATAGCCTTATGGTTAGGTGTATAGCATTTCTTCATAGCATAGAATAAACCATCCAATAAATCGTCATGCTTACCTCTAGGGTATAGCAATAATTCATCTTTGAGTTCTTCCATTGTTTTAAGCATAAACATTTTCTTTTGAGCAAAATAAGGTTGCATGGTTTCTAATCGTGAGGATTTACTGGTACGAGGACTTTCTTTAATCTCCAATCCAGAAATAAAAAGCTTTTCTTCTTCACAACGTTGCCTTAAATATTCTCTTAGCATCTCCTGATACCCTACACTCTCTACTCTAACCTTTACAGGCTTAAACAGTTTAAAGTATTCAATGATGCTTTCAGCCAATTGCATGGGAGTTGCCCTTTTACGGTAATACTGGAGAATATACCTGTTGTTGTTTTCGTCTACCGCAATAGGCATGATTACAGAGTAGTCTGCTGTCTTGCGAACCGAAGAAGCAGGGTCAACCCCCATAAATACGTTTACAGGGAATTCTTTTTCCCCATTTTCTAAATAATGATTGTTGTCTTTGTCTATTTTTAAAGTGTAATCGTGATACTGAATATACTCTTGTTTAAAGAGCTGATCTTCATCCCCTACGATCTGGCACATATACTCTCGATAGAATACAGAAGAACGTCCTATAGAATCCAACTCTTCTTTTTTCTGCACCAGTTTCTTAATAGGTTGCCACTCTTCCCATAAGGCTGTGTTGGTTTCTAGGTTAGGAGCAAAATGCATATTTTTCCAACCTTTCATTTCTTTTAAGATTTCTACCATACACCTTTGATGTTGAGGTGTTCCAATTACAATGATCTTACCCTTTTGAGGATCTAATGATGGCACAGCACTCTGCAACAACCAACGTAAGTTCTGTTCCATAGCTTCAGCCGTCTTTGTATTGTTCTCATCTTCAGGATCATCTACAATAATACAGGTAGGTCGTTGAGAGCCTACTTTAATACCACGCAACTGCTGTCCAGTACCTTTGCATATAATCATAGAGTTGTCTTTAAGCTCAATTTCTGATTTAGCCCACTGTCTAGCAGAATGCTGTCCCCAGTATCCATAGATTTGTCTAAACGGTTCGCTGTACTCTAAAGTGTCTTTTATAGTACCTAGCAATTTGATAGCATGGTCTTGGGTTCTGGATACCAGTACAATAAGTTTTGCCCCACTGTGATTCATAATATGGTATAAGGGATAGACACCACCGACAATTGAGGATTTGGCGTGACCACGTGGGGCGATAATATTGACTTGTTTTAAATCATCATTTACTAAAGTATCGGCTATTTTGTAATGAAAATCTGGTGAAGCAGCAGAAAACATGTTTGGCATAATTACTTTACCAAACATAATCATATTTTCTTTTAATTTTTTCTTTATGTAGTCTTTATCTTTTTCCACGTTTTTTAGGCTTGTACGGACATACGGTTAAATTGCTAATTTCATTCTCCTTTAAACTGCCTTTATTTAAGCCACAATATAGTCTACCCTGATATGTACCAGCATGGCCACAGTTTTTCTCCTTTAAGGGGCAATATTGGAACAATTAGAGGTAGTCTTGTGTAAAGCTATCATACATATAACCAAATGTCTCCATTTCTTTGAGAGCATCAATCGCTACAGTGGCCATAAACTGGGAATCGCCTTCATTCATGATAGCCAGTACATGCAAGGCTTTTACAGCCACTTCCAATTGACGGTCTTTTAGGTCATCGTCTGATATGCCTTCATAATCTCGGTCTACATCATTCAATAAGTTCATTTTCTTCCGTTTTTCGCTGAACCAGCACTCGTTTATCTTCTTTAGCTATGGTTTCAGCTATTTGTTTGGTCATATCTACCTGAATGGTGTCTGTGACCATCTTTTTAGAGGGTTTCATCTCTAATAAATCCATGATATAGTCGTTAGCCTTTAAAAAGTTGTTTACATCGCCCTTTTCTTCAGACATTTTTAACGCTACCATGAGGTTGTTTAAGGCAAACTCTTTATTTACCTTCTTTTCTACTAACAATTCTTTTAGTTTCTTTTCCACCATCTTTCTGGATACTTTTTGTTTAAGGAATCTTCTAACTGTTGCCGCTGGACTTTTCTGGTCAGGTCTATAGATTTGACCGAGAGCTTGATAGTCCACCTTTCCAGCATTAACGACCATTTGTGCATATGAGGCAACAGTGTTTCTAGCACGTGTAGTGTTATTCTCTTGTACATCGTAGCTCCTTTTAGGGTTGGTTTTGCTGTAAACTCCATATGTGCGATTTAATTCATAATTTATTTTAGAAAATTGAGTGTCCCAGCCTACACCACAGGTCAGTTTAATAAAGGTTTTAGTTTTACCGTTCTTATCGGTATAGTCTTTTCGATCGTAGCATTCAGATACGTACTGATCATCCGTTAAAGCCCAGTCTCCTGTTTGTGCCTGTTTCCAATACACTGGAGTGATCTTTTTTTCAGCAGCTTCTTGTTTTGTATATACGGAATATTCAGCCGTTTTTCCTTTAATTTTTCGTTTAATTTTCACTAGTATAGCTATACTGCCATATAGCTATATGTCTATGTAGCTATATGGTATATATATTATATATATATATATATATATAAAGCTTAATCCATACTCTCTTTTGACAACTTAGTTTCACCTAGGTTATGTGCTATCACTGCATTCACTATTTCATATTCTGCTTCCAGTTCTGCTGAACTTAAATGCATAGCATCCATAAGTTCATCGTATTGCTGTTGACTCATGGGCTTTTCTTCCCATTGACGAGTCTGTAAGTTGAAAACTTCATAGGTTCTACGTATTTTTTTCTTCATAATTTACTTTAAGTTAATATGGTTATCCTATTTATACAACGCTATTTAACAAGTTTTGTTCCATTAATACTCTTATGGGAAAATTGTGGTAGAATGTGTGTGAGGGAAACAGTTAGGTACTACCCCCTTACGTTTCATGGTTGGTCGACTTATTTACGTTGAGTTGAACGGTTGAAGTTAGGTTCGTTTAAGTCTCGCACGCCTCGACTTAACTACAGCCATGTGTCGTATACACTCCTCATACATATCACTCCTCATCCCCATAATATAGTAATCCATACAGTTCTCTTATGTACCTAAGGTTGTCTTGCTATCCTTTAGGTATGATATTAATACTAACTTAACTAACTTTACATTAATGTAAACTAGGAGACAATTATGAAAACAAAAGAAGTACTAGACTCAATAGAACAATTAAAAAACAAGTTCACTGAAAAGCTTAATAAGCTTAATGAAATGCCTAAAAAACAACAGCATTGGTTAGACGGTCATTGGAGTGGTCATGTCAATGCTTATAATCAGGTATTAAGCTTAATAGATGTTCGTTTTGAAATGTGGCAAGAAGAACAGAAAGTGACAGCATTATGTAACGAATTAAAAGAAGTAAAAGAACATAATGAAGAACTTAAAAACAAATTAAAAAAACGAGCTAAACAGTTTAATGATTCTACTGATAGACTAAAGGAAACAATACGTTCTGTACACAAAAATATGGAAGTAATAAGGCTAGAAAAAGATAGAACTGAAGACAAATACAATACGCTTCACAAATTATTACTTGATGCTACTAAAATTGGCTTAAATAAGTAAATCATAACATACCTAGAGGAATCTATTTCCTTTAGGTATGATTTTTAATAAATAAAGGAGTTAATCATGAAAATATTTAAAGTACATAACAGATTCATATTATTTAACATTGGACACAATTCATTTGATGATGGAATGGTTATATGGTTCACATTCAGAATATTAGGAGTTGGCTTAGAACTAGACTTTACAACTAGAAAATACTTTATCTCCAAAGGTAGAACTTGGGGAATAGTTATAGGAAAGTTTTACGATTCTTTTGCTAATCAATACCTATATAACTCAATAAGAGTGCCTAGAACCAAGCAGTATAAATAACCATATGCCTAAAGGGAGAGTAATGCCTTCCTTTAGGTATAGTTTTTAATAAAAATAAGGAGTTAATTATGAATGGATCAATACAAGGCTTTCCTTATGCACAAGGAATAGCCGATGAAATAAATTATAATGAATGTTATTACGAAAATAGCTGGAAGTATGTAAAAGAAGTATATTCAAAAGAAGAACTTGATAACATGAAAAAGCATGAAGTAAGCATCTTTAATGCAGTAATGCATGAATTAAAGAAACCACTAAAATACTAATTAATAACACCTAAGGGAGATAGACTATTCTCCTTTAGGTATGCTTTTTAACAACTAATAACTGTAGGAGTTACGTATGCTATCAAAACTAAAGAACATAGCTAAAACAAGTGCTTGGCTAACTGTAGGAGTTACTGCTATTGCAGTAGAATCTGCTATAAAAGCCAGCAAACATATTCACAATGAAGTGAAATCTGGTATGCCTCAGGAACTTGTAAACTTTCACATTAATAACATCAAAGCTGGCTTTAAGTCTAATCCTGTTATTACTCGTGTAACTAATCCTGATTCTACATCTAAAGAGGCAATTGATAAACTAAATAAAATAAAAGAAGAACTGCATAATATTGTAAATAAGCAAGATCATGTACAAACATCTTCTTAATCTCATAAACCTTGTGTTTCAGTCTATTTGTCTTACCTCGTTTGTTGTAGGTCTAGCTACTATAATCTGGGTGTTCTTCGGAGCATCCTGATTATAGTTTTTTCCTCTATTTCTAGGCATTCCTACCATATATCATACTATCATGTCTCTTAGGTTTTATGTGTTCTCCTTTATTTTTGGCTATTTTGCCATTAAACATAACTGTAGGAGTTAAATATGAAATCAATCAAAGAAATACTAGCTGAACTAAATAGTGTTGTAGAATCAAACGAATCTTCTAGCGTATGGATTTCTCGTTCTAGAGAAACCTCAAAAGGAAAATGGTCTAATGAACCAACTTCTGTTGAGGTAATGATGAATGATGAGACAGACGATTATTTCTATAACGCTTGGTGTAAACTTACGGACGACAGTAAAACTGATCTAAATGAGTTTATTGAAACTGAGCTAGTGCCTAGGAAGATGCGATTGCTTAAAAAAACAGCTTTGTTGAGTAAAGATAATACTGCTGTTCGATATATGATTGCTCGACCACTAGTGACCGACAGCTAAAACGAATCACTATCTACCGAAAAAGACATATGGTTTATCCGTATGTCTTTTTTTTATTTA